TCGTCCAACTGCATGGTCAGTTCGGCAGACGTGAAGTTCACGCCGATGTGCTTCTGCGAAGACACAGTCAGGGTGGTGAACTGCTCGTTGTCGTCCTGCACTTGCAGGGCGGCGCCGTCGGTGACCAGAGCGCGGTCAGGCAGACGGATACGCAGGGTAGAACCAATCTTGGCACCTTCAACAGCAAAGCTGTCGTCGTACTGACGGTTCACGTTACGGGTGAGCACGAGGTTGTTCTCCAGAATCTCCAGAGCCTTCCGCGTGATCATGTCAATGGTAAGAATGCTATTAGCCATTTCGGCGGTCCTTTCAAAGTTTTAGCGGTTCATTTGTGCTTGCAGCTTCTTCATCTGCCGGGCACGTTCAGCTTCAATCCACTGCGAATCAGTCATGGTCTTTGTTGAGCGAGGATCAGTCGTGTCGTAGGACGAACTTCCACTGGTGCGTGCGGTAACAGGCGAAATAGGCGCAGGTGCAGACGTAGTTGGTTTCACAAGAGGATTGGAGCCAAGTTTGGCCTCAATCTTCCCAATCTCTCGGGCCTGCAAAAGAGGTGCCAAGCGGGAAATGCGATCAGCTTCCTTCGGGTTGGTTCCCAGCCAGTAGGCTAGGTCCGGCCCCATGTCGGACGCCTTGATTGTCTCGGCCATCACGTCAGTGACTCGGAGCTGCGGGTTGTAGGCGACTTGTTCGAAGTCGTCGTACTTGGCCCTGGCCTCTTCTTCACGGTCGTGGTAAGCGTCGTTAATCTCAGCCTGCTGCCGTTGGAACTCACGCTGTGCAAGCAGTTCTTCAGCCTTTTTGACGGCCAACGCTTCCGCGTAGGCATCAGGCGACTCGAAATGCTCGATAGGCGGGACTTCTCTTGGCGCTTGCGGTTGGGCAAGTTTAGCCTGCTGCTCACGTTCCCATTTGCGCTGCTCTCTGGCAAGGCGCTTGCTGATCATCGCGTCGATCTCGGCCTGGGTGAATTTCTTCTCCTCGGGCGTCTGCTCGGGTTGACTCTCAGCTACTTCCGGCGCGTTTTGTGCATTCTCCGGGGCGGCCGTCGCCTCGGGTGCTGGCGCGGATTCAACTTCCGCTAAGGCTTGTTGGACTTCTTCAGTCATTTTCGATTCTTGTGAATCCCTGGTCTACCGGGCCAGTACAGTTCTCAGATTATGCGCTAAGAAGGCGCTTGTCAAGATGGTCAAACTTGATAAACGATGCTGACTGCAACGGTTTTTGTCGAGAGGGTAGCGTTGGTCAAAGACGTTCCAGTCAAATCACGCAGATACAATTCACTGAGTGTTGCGGCTGCTGTCACACAACCAGATACTCCGAAAAACCCTACAAGTTGGCCAAGAGCGTAATTACCGCACACAAAAGGCAATCCAGTTATTTGGGCATTTAGCACACTCGCGGTAACCGGAAATTCAATCAGCGCATTGCAATGCACCAGTCGCCCCACTCGCGTGTATTTATTGTCGGAAACAGTAAATGAAAGTCCTGCACCAGACCCATCTGCCGGTGTCCAAGTGCCTTCGTCGTACATGGTTAAGGTGTCACCACCCGCTGCTGCAAAGTTAACCCCTTTACCGCTTGCAGGAGCAAGAATTTGGTCAATGGTTGCTTTTTTTGTCGCACCGGATTGCACAACTGGTACAACTTCTGTACCTGCAAGCGCGGTTGCCGACGAGAGTTGGGAAATTTTTAAATCGGCCATGATTTACCCTTGTATTAACCAGAGATGCCGCCAAAGAACTGTCCTGAAACAGCACACAAAACACCAGATGTGTTGGTGATTCTGATTGTGTCGCTTGACGGTGTGGTGACCGTAAATGAAGCGCCGCCAAGGGTGCCATTGTCGGTTGCGATCAATTGGAAGCTGCTGTCAGTGCCGCGACCAAACACAGAGTAGGTGGACTGCGTGCGCTGGTTGCCGGTTGCAACCGTTGTGCAGGCAACAGTCAAAAAGCCTTGGTATCCAGCACCCGCCGTGTTCAATGGGATGTCAATGTAGTCGCCAGATGAGATGGAAGGTGTCTGGTTGGACTGAACAATTGCCGATCCAGTAGACTGATCGATCCGTCCCACAAGACCGAAAGATCGCCAAGTACCGGGTGACCCCGATGTTGTGCAAACCCACCCAAGATAGCCCCCGGGTGCCGGATTTTCATTCCAGCAAACGGAGTTCTTTGGGTAGTAGCCGGTGGCCGGAGGCACTGTTCCAGATGTCTGGATTGGGACGCCAAGTTGCTGATTTCCAAACCGGCTGTCTGCTTGGAAATTGCCAAAATGCACGTCTTGCGTGTAGCCGGCGTCATCCACCAGTATGCGCATCGTCTTGCAGTCGTAGCTGCCTCGCGTGATGACATCGGCATACACGATCCCGCCAGTACCGATATTGTGACGAATGTCGTCAAATGAGCAGTCGGTCAGGTTGTATGGAAGGCCGATTCCAGTCACACCTCGGATAAGAGCATAGCTTGAACCTGTGAAGATGTTGTTGTAGCCACCGATCTGCTTGATACCTTGGAATCGTGCCTCCACGCTGACAGCAGGGTAGCCCACCAACTTGTGCGCCGTGAATGACGAACTCTCAATCAGTGGCTCAACCCAAGTGATTCCACCATTGAACACATTGCTCGTTGCGTCGGCAATGTAAGTGACCATGTTGATGTTGCTGGCACCCGCTGAAAGAAGCAGTGCTGAGTACATTGTCCACTGTCCAGCACCTTCAAACACTACGTTGTCAGCGCCGCCCACGTTATCTTCCGAGAAGAAGTGAGGCTTGAACATGGCGTTGTCCGTGTTCGGACTGATCGCTGGCCCAGCATAAATCGTCTGATACAGCGAAGATGCGCCGATGCCGTTCTGGTCTGCTGTATAGAATGAGCAGTGCTTGTAAGGTGATGCCAGAGGATACGGGTTGCGAAACGAAGGGGCAAACCAGCGCGAGCTTTCTGCGCCGATGCTGATGCAGGCTGCCTTCTTGAAATCGCCCTGCACCCAGACGTTGTAAAAGTTGTTGCCGTTGGCCTGTGTTTCTGTCGTAGACCGAGACAGCAGCAATCCGCACTGCGCATAAGTTGCAGATTTTGTGCCAATCCAGATGTCACTCATCGTCATACGGCTGGTACCAGTGCAATCCCAAACAGCAACATCGTTTTGCGTACCGTTGATGATGGTCGTTTGGTTGTTCTGGCCTTTGATGGTGATGAACTTGACGGAATTAAAGCTAAATCCCGTGCAATCGACAGAAGTGACTGCGTAGAATTCTTCAGGGTCTGGAATGATTAGCGTACCACCTGCATATGTGTTGTCACGCAAGTGTGCCAACGCTGCATTAAATGCGGCGGTGTCGTCAGTCACACCGTCACCTACTGCGCCAAAATCTTTGACGGATATGGTTTCTTGCAGTTTTTTCTCAACAGTGCGGGACAGTTCTGCCGTACCTGTGCCTGTACCAACACCTGTTGCTATAAAGTGAGTTCCGATTGTGTTCGATGTTGCACCAATCAAGGTGTAATTCGTGGTTCCAACAGTCAGAATACGATACGTTTTACCAATTACAAAACTACCGGCAGTAACCGTATAACCCTGCTCGTACATGATCGAATCGGCATCGTTTGCTGCTGGCGGTTGAGCCGACGATGGGATGTTGTCATATGTGGCAACGAGTACATTTGCTGAGGTGTTGACGACAAACTTATAACCAACACCCAACTGCAACCAAATTTCACCACCACTGGGAATACGACCAGCGGCGTCCAAAATAATCGGGTTGGTGTGAAAAGCCGATTCGGAAAGAGTAGTGTAAGTTGCAAGCGGTGTCGTTGTACCCGCAGCATAGCTGTAAATTTTGCCACCGGACAGCGGATTGCCGTTGTTGTCAAAAAACTGAGCGCCTGCACCAGCAAACAATGAAAGGGTTACAGACATGATGTGTTACTCCAAGAGAATCAAGCCGCCGTCCTCTTGGACGAGGTTGTCACCGGACTCGGTAAGAAGGTTGCTCTGGGCCTGCTCGCTACCACGCCCGCCAAAAAGCGAAATGATGCCGCCCAGCCCAAGGCCAACGGCGTTGCGAAAGGCTACACCGAAGCTCATTGCTTATTGATGGGTTTGGCGTATGCGGTGCCGTCGATGCTGCCGATTCGCAGCACGCTGACGCGCCAGGGGGCGCCGGTCGTGTTCAGCGGCACCACAAACGGAATGGGCGTGAATGCAGGGATCGGAGTGCTGGCGCTGGTAGCCACGGCCCCCACGCCCACCTGAACGTAGCAGGGCTGGTCAGACCAAACCATCACACCTTGAGGACCAGCGCCCCATGCAGTCGTGTTGCCCGCGCTAGCGCCGGCAGTTGCGGAGTAAGCGGGAAAATCCGCTTGGCTCATCGGGTTGAGGAGTTCCATGATGTGTCCTTATGCCAGGAATTTGAGCTTATACAGCGTTCGCAGATATATCTCGACGATATTATCAATCAACTGCTGCAACGTTGAGTCTTCTTTTTTCGCCACCTTGTAGCGCATCTCCTCGACCTCGGCCAGCGATGCCTCAAGGAACTCGGTGATGTTGGTCGTCTTCTTGGCCGAGTGTAGGGTAATCGGCCCAATCAGCCCGTGACGGCCTTGGTACGTCTCGGCAAAGTCGTCAGCCGCGCCAATGATGCGGTCATAGAAGATGTTAAGTGCTTGGTGCTTAGAGTAGCTGCGCGTGTTCAAATGCACCGAGTGGGCCACATCTCGGGCCAAGAACAAGAGGCCCATGAAGTCTGCTGCGGTGCTCATTGCATGGCTCCTTCAGGTGGCATCATCGGGGGCTGCTCCATCATCTCTGGCTGCATCTCCGGCATCTGCGAGTTCAAGTTGTTGCTCTCCATCGCAGCCGCCACGACGCCCATAGCAATGTCTTGAATTTGCTGCTCGGTCATGCCGGCCTGCACCGCACTGATGCGCTGCGTCTCAGCCTGGTACGCCTTGATCTCGGCCTCGAACTCTTTGATCGACAGATCACGGGCCTCCATCGACTTCTGCACGTTCTGGAGCATCCCGGCCATCTGCTGCATCTCTTGGTTCATGGCCTCCATCTGCTGCTTGGCCGCAGCCAGCGCCGGATTGTCCTCGTCGTCGCCGATGATCGCCGGGTCGATGACCTTTGCAAACCGCTGAGACATCTCCTGAGCGCCCGGCCAGTCCATGTTCTTGACGAACAGGTCGCCAGCCACGCGCCAGAGGTCCGGGTTGCCTTGCAGCAGTTGGGCCATCGCCTCCAGCGACTCTTGGCGCTTGGTAGCAAAGCCTGGCCCGGTGATGACCATCACGTCGTACTTGCCGACGCCGGGGTTGTAGATTTTGTCCACCACGATGCCCTGCTCGTTGCGGATTTTCTTGACCGGCTCAGGCTGCATCGGGTTGATCTTGATCATCTTGGACTCGCCGTCCTCGCCGACGATCCGGGCGATGCGCTGCGTGTCGTAGATTTTCGGGATCAAGTCGATCAACTGACGGCCGATGTAGCGAATAAACCGGGCGTAGTTGTCAACGTAGTGGTAGGTGCCGGTGTCCGACTCCTTTTGCCGGGCCAAGATAGCCCTACCCGACCTCTCGTTGGATGTTTGGCCCAGCGATGCGTTGTACTGCCCAGTGACGCTCTTAATGTCGTCAGCAGCGCCCATTTTGGCCTGTATGAGCCCGGTCTGGGGCAGGGGTGGGGCTGCCCGCTGGGGTAGCGGCAAGACGGCTCCTGCGCCGTCTGTAACGTCTGGGTTGACCTCAAGGTAGGGCCAGTTCTGGGTGTTTGCAGTCTTCCACTGCATCTCGTAGCCCTCAAACTGCCCGCCGTAGCCGATAAACGGCGCCTTGGGGGCCAGCGCCAGCATCTCGGCTTCTTGGCTGGTCCAGTAGTTGTACATGCGCTGCGCGTCTTTGGCGTTACGCACGAGGCCGCTGACGTACAGCCGGCCCTCAACCTCGAACTCGTTGCCCACGCAGCGAATCACCGGGATGTGCGAGCCAGCCCAGTCGGACCGCTCCAGCACCTCGTAGCCGTTGATCTTGAGCCACTTGACCTTCTTGCGGTCAGACGGGCGCGAGCGCAGGGGCTTGCCAAACTGCGCCCGCATCATCTTGTCCTCGGGCGTGCCGCTGAATGCCGTGGCGTTGCCGGGGTACA